GTGTCAGGATCATCGGTAACGATTGCAACTGCGTCACCAGCCAAGGTACCAGCGGGCCAGTACTGAGCAAAGGTCTTTTGCTTGGTAATGGGGTTGGTATAAGAGCAACCAAGGAATACGCCAACTGGGATTTTGCCGGAAGCAAACGAGTTTGAAGTCAAAGTCGTGCGACCGATAAAGCCACCAGTTTGGTAAACCAAGTCACCATAGAAGATACTTGTGTTGTATCCGAATGCAATGGGAAGGTTACGGGTAGAACCCGCGAACACTTGCCCGCCGATCAAATTGACCGGCTTTAGCCCGTAAGGGGCCGGAACCGTAGGATATGCCATAAAAACTCCTAAATTTATTTAACACCAGCACCAAAGGATGTACCCCGAGTACTAGAAGATTTGCGTTCACTAAACTTTGACATACGTGGATCGCTGTCCCGCATGAAATTGTTGTCCACTGATTCCATTTGAGCTTGGTTTTGTTTGGCGTAATAAGCATTCATGGCGTCTACTTTTTCCTTGGAGTTTCTGCATAGCATTAATCCTCCCATTTCAACATTACCACTTGTGGTGCCTTCCAACATAAGCTCTGGGTGGTCAACTGCCTTTACCGGTTCCCATCCATCACGGCGTTTACGTGAAACGTTCGTTGGATCGGACTGTCCAAGAATATGAGTCGCTATCCAGCGAAACTCTATTCCGGGTACAGGCGTCGGATCTGGCAATGTACTGGATGGCTTATATTCGTAGCGCATCTCTTTATCGCGTGAAATCAAATCTCGTTGTGTGCGTGTATCAGCCATTACTATTCTCCATCTTTGCTACTTGTGCAGCATATTGCTGCGGGGTTAAACCAAACTTTTTAGCCAAAGCTAATTGCGTCGTTGTCATTTGGATCCGTTTGGTTCCAGATGACCGCGTTGCTGGTGCAACTACAGAAGCAGGTCGTCGATTAGTCTCGGTTTTACCGAACACTTCCGGGAACTTGTTCTTCACGCGAGCATCAATTTGCTCGTAATACTCGTCACTGCGCGGGTCAATACCCCATTTCACTAGTTTTTGATGCAGCCCTAATGAAAAGCTGGTAACTTCCTCAAAACCGTCCGCCCCAAACCACTGGTTTTTTGCTTGCCAGCGCAAGGATTTATCGTCGGGTTGTTCCGGTTTTTGAATGAATTGTTCGGGTTGTATCACATCGCTTGCAGTTTGTAAAGGCTGCGGGCGATAATTTCTGATACTCTCCATTTTCCATTTAGCATCAGTTAATGCTTCTTGGGCAGATAGTATTGCATCAGCATCGTAAGCTTCTTGGGCGGCTTTATACTCCCGGCGGGCTTTTTCATACTCTGCTTGGGCGGCTCCCAAGGCGGTGGAGGCAATATTGCGGGTGCCCTCTTCCACATAACCTTTGAGCTGTTTGTTTTCTTGCAACAGTCGCTGGGTTAGTTGCTCCAACTCCTGCTTTTCGCGCATAGTCGCCTCTTTGGCTCGGCGCTCATCATGGCGGGAATGGGTTAATTCCTTAATACGCTTTTTGACGTTATCGGAATATGACTCAATCTCCTCATCCGTAGGGTCGGTTACTTCTTTTTCCAAAGGTTTGCGACCTTGATCTTGCTCGGGAGTATCGTCCACGATATCAATTTCAAACTCTTCACCCTTGGTTTCAACTTCATCGGGGAATTTAAATTCATCCATGATTTTTCCTTTTATGCGCGGGTAATACCACGGGGATCATCTACTGTTGCTTCCACTTGATCATCATTAATTACGCGAAACTCTTTTCCGTATATCTTTAAGCGCGTACCTGCGTATGCGCGGACAATAACAAAATCTCCTTCCTTAGCCCAAGCTCCGGTGGGAAACTTGACAGGATCTTTATATGCGTCTGGGCCTAGCTTCATAACAAATAAAACAGTGGTGCTGTTTTCTTCGTTACGTACATACTCGCTGGGCTTAACTAAGTCCAGTTCCGTGCCTACATATTTATTGGAAACATCCGGCACTAAACAAAGCAATTTAAACCCAGTTGGTTGCGGGAGCATCGTCGCCTTTTCTTCGGACGTTGCCTCCGGTTCGGGAGTATCTTGTGACTGGATTTCTTTTGGGAGCGTGAGCCCCGGCGGAAGGATAAGGTTAGTCATCTTCGTGTTCAACTTTCTCAAGCAGGGCCAGTAAATAAGACTCTGCGGTAGCTAGGCCCTGAATAACACCGCAAAGTTTTTGATACTCCTCGTAACTTTTACAGGCTCCGCCAGCCATGTCATCTGCATAGTTGTTCATATCTATGCGGAGTTTTTCCCGTAGTACGCGAGCAAAATCTTGAATCATGTTTCATCCTTCTTATTGAGTAGGGTTTGTGCCATCTCATGCTGTTGTTGAGCTTTTTTAGCTGCAACGTCCAGCCCCATTTGCATACCGGCTTGCTCTTGTTCGGCCTTGTGCTTGGCAATCTGCATGGCGGTCTGGGCTTGGGTTTGTTGGCGCTGGAAATCGTGCCTTGAGCGGGACTCTTGGATCTTTGCACCCATTTTTGTGCCTTCCAATTGCATTTTTGACCGCAATTCGGCGTTTTTGCGCTCGGTTTCTTTGGCCTTTTCTTGGATAGAAAGCGACAGTTTTTGTGTGTTTAAACGGTCATTTAGCTGTACTTTCTGGGCTTCAAGCTGCAATTTTTGCTGTTCCAGCTGGAATTCCTGCTGAATTTGCTGAGCTTTAAGTTGAAGCTCCTGTTGCTGCATTTGCAGCTGTTGTTGCTGCATCTGAACCATAGGATCTTGGGATTGCTGCTGGGCCATTTGCTGGGAATGCTGCTGCTGGTTGATTTGCAAAGCCTGTTGTGCGGCCTGAGCCAGCATTCCGGACAATGCATATTCAATTTGCGGGTCGAGCTTGTCATCTTGCGGGGGAAGAGACATACCAAGCTGGGCTTCAACTTGCTTGCGGTATTGATATCCGGCGTGCTGTGCAATATGGGCCATGATCGCGCCTTGGATTGCTTGAGCTTGCGGGTTTTGACCAATCAATTGCTGAACAATTGGATCTTTAAGCAAAGCCATATGCACAGCAATATGTGCTGAATGGTCTTGGTTTAGGAACGCTTTTAAAGGAACTCCTTTAAGCACGTTCATATTTTCCGTTACGGGGTCGGTGATATTTTCATCATCGGGCAACGGAACCAATTTATCGGGGTTTTTGATACCCAAAATCTCCAGCATGTTGCGGTGGAGCTGCGGCATATTGTAGATATTGGGGGCCGACTGGGCCATTTGCATCACAGCCTGATACTGGACAACCCGCTGACTTAGGGTTGCTGCATTGGGATCTGATACAGGAACAATATCTACGTGCTGGTAGTCGCTCTTCTTTGCGCTGCGGTCAGCACTGCCCGGGTCATAGTCATAGTCTGCTGGAGAATCATCGCGGATGATCTCAGCCAGAAGGCGTAGTTCTTGTTTAAACGAATAATGCAGTCGGGCTTGGACTGCGGACATGACTTTGAGTTGTCGCTCAAGCAAAGCCAGCGTGGTTCCCACAGGAGCTTGGCTGGACATATCGCTGATCTGCATATCCGCCGTGGCAGCAAAGCGTCGGCCTTCTTCAACAATGTTGTTGAGCAAGGTGTACAAAACTTGGCTTGGCTCTTTGTAAGGTAGCGGCAAGATATTGTCCCGCAGGGCTCCAGATCCAATATCCACATCACGGAACTCGCCCGGTTGGATTGGGGTATCGTCACCTTTGATACGCAGTCCACGGGATTTCAGTCCGCCCGGAAGGTTGCTTAGGGTTCCTGCATCCACCAATTGGCGCATAATGCTTGTTGCAGACTTAGCAAAACCACCGATAAGATGGAACAAACCAAATCCATAGGCTCCAAAGCCGGGGATGTATTGGTAATGAACAAAATGCTGGCGTTTAAGTTTTAGCTTATCGTCCTTGAGCCAGTTGCGGCGAATAGACAAAACGGTATTACTGCCTTTGATCATTGTGACCACATAAGGCAAAGCAATACCTGTTTCTCCATCTTCGTCCTCATCCTCGTCGCCGGGGATTTCTAGGTCTGCGTGGCATTCATAAATGGTATAGCGGTCATCGTTTAAATCACGAAAGCCTGTTTCGCTGTCCTTGGCTTTCTGGATATTGGTGACTTCGTTTAAAGGGTCGGGCAGATCCACGTCCATGTAAAACCCGGCGCGCTGCAACTTAACAATCTCGTTCTTTGTTTTGCGCATCACATGGGTAACACGGTGGCAGGTATCCAGCTCGGTCGTTCCATAGGGAAGCAACATATCTTCCGCAGGAATAAACATGGATACTTGGCGTCCCAAGCTGGGATCAAAGTAAACCTTTTTAAACGCAGAGCCGGTAGCTGGCAAGCTCCAAAGCATTCGCTCCTGCTCCGGACGGAACTCGCGCATTACTTCCGTAAGCTCATAGTTCATGTCCTCTTCTACCCGCTGGGCGGCTTCTTTCTTCTCTGGGGTCTCTTGCCCAATGATTTTGGTACGCACCGGCCCAGCGGCGGGGAACATCTCGGTGATGGTTTCTGACTGGAACCTTACAACCGCTTCAGTAATCATGGGATGGAAAACGCCGGAGGCACCATTCCAAGGCTCAGTTCTCTCTTCATACTGAAGGCCCATTAGCTTTAAACCTTCGGTATAAGCCTTCTCCCAGTCTCTGCGACTGTTGCGGTCATTATCAATATCACCGGCAAGATCAAAAGCAAGCGTTTGTAAAGCCGAAGGGTCAATCTCTTCAGCTAGATTTTCATCAAACCCATCATCTATCTTGATATCAATATCAAGCGGGCCTGCATGGATTTGTACTTCATCATCGTCAATAATCTCAACCTCAATAGGTTCACCCTCTTCTTGATCCATGCCCACGGGCGCTTGATACAAGCTCTTGTCCATATTGGTAGCCATAAATATCCTTAGTAATATTCGTACTTACGTTTAATGTAAAAGGGTTCATCTTTTTCATCGGTTTCAATCCGGATAAACCCACCTTGGCGAAACTTCATTAAAGCTTGGCTGCTTGAGTCAACCAAGTCGTCATGTTCGCCATTAGGAAATGACGCAAGCTCGTCCATAACTTCTTCAGCCCAGCGAGTCTCCGGACACCAAACAACGCCGGAGGCAAACAGGTCTGCAATGGAATTTACACGGGCTACCTTGTCATTACCTTTTCCCGGGGTGTATTCTGACAAAGGAATGCCCATTTGTCTCATCTCATAGATCAACGGAGCCCCTGCAGCGCGCTTTTCCACAATCAACATATCAGGCTCATATTCTTTATAAAGATCCATAGCCTTAGCTTTTAGCTCTGGAAACTCCATCCTAGCTTTAAACGCATCAAGCAAAATGATATTGGTTTTGTCGTTGCCTTGCTGATCGGGATGTTCAAAAACTCCCCACGTTGTACAAGCTGAGTAGTCTGCACGATTATTCTTTTCAAAAGCGGTATCCCATGACTGGATGATGTAGTCACACATTGGGGGTCTCTTCTCCTCCCATATGCGCCATTGATCCCTTTTGATGATCGCGCCTTCATTGCCAGTTGGATTTTGTTGGTACTGAGCTTCCCACTTAGATACAGGAATCTCCGCCTTGATAGCTTCTAGCTCCGCCTTTGACCAAAATGCGGGCCATAGCGGGGTTCCAGATGGAAGAATAGCGGGGAACTCAATAACCTCCCAGTTATCTACCCCATCATTTCCAGACTTCTTCAATATCTGCCCGGTCAAGTCCCGCTTAGCCCATCGGGTCATAACAATAATAATTGCTCCATTAGGCTGGAGACGCTGCCTTGGCCCAGATGTATACCACTCATACACCTGATCAAACACCGCTGGATTGTTTTGCTTTGCTTCCTGCTCTGAATGTGGATCATCAATAATCAACAGGTCTGCGCCCTTACCAGTCACAGCACCTCCCACACCAATAGCAAAATAGTCCCCACCCTTGTCAGTGTTCCATCGCCCCGCTGCTTTGGAATCACTGGATAGCTTTAAGTTAAATATCTTTCCATAAGGCTCTGAAGCTACAAGGTTACGTACCTTACGCCCAAACCCCGTTGACAGCTCCGATGTGTGTGCTGTCTGGATAATCTTCTTATGGGGAAATTTCCCAAGGAACCAAGCTGGCAACAAATAAGAAGCAAACTCGCTCTTTGTATGCCGGGGTGGCATATTAATAATCAACCTTTTAAGCTCACCCCTAGCTACTCGCTCAAAGGCATCTGCCATGATTTGATGGTGTTTACCAGATATAAACACAGGCCACATTTGTTTTACAAAAGGCAAAAATGATTCTTTGCATCGCTCAACCCTATCCATCTCCAGCAAAGCCATGATCTTGGCTCTCTCGGACTCTGGCACTTTATCCACAATAGCCATGTAGTCCATCACCTCTTGAGAAGTCAATAAAGTCATAGCTTGGATATTTCCTTCACGGACTGATCCACCAACTTGATGGAACGGAACTTATACGGCTTAAGCTCAATCAATCCATCTTGCTTTAAACGATGAACAATCCTGTGGATGTTGGACTTTGAAGACAAACCAATACTCTTGGCTATCACCTGATAACTAGGTGATACCCCGTGTATACGTATGTAAGCACGTATAAAGTCAAGTACAAGTTGCTTGGTCATTTAAACATCATAAGAACGTTCGTAGACTATACCACAAAAATATATATACCCAAATATATATACCCCGGGGGGGTGTTGAAACAAAAGAGATGGGGGTGGGTTCACTATGTATCGTTTGAGAGGATTAGAGCGTAACTGCGCGCGAGGCCCAAGCCGTCAAAAGAGGGGGGTGGGGTACCGGTGGGTCAACCCCTGCCCCTTGCCGTTTAAACGCTAACCCTTCAGAAGCTTAAGGTGTCCGGACAATTCCCGCTTTAACTGCTCTGCCGTTGCTGGCGTCTCTTCTTTGATAGGCTGCACTGTAAAGATACCGGCTGCTCTGCCCATAAGCTCCAGTGCTTTTAGTTTGCTGCCCTCTTGCTTGGCGTTCTTGGTCAGTGCCAACAATTGCCTGAGCACATATCTTTTTGTCGCTGCTACGTCCTCTGTGAGGTGCTCTACTGTTTCCCCCCATGCATCCTCTAGCATCTGTCCGATTACTGGATGTCTTGTAAGCTTGTATGCGTTTGAGCTAATCACCCTGTCACTGCTCCGGTCGTCTGGGTATGCTTCTCTATAAGCATCGGCATTAGTCTTACCGGCGATCTTGGCTGCAACGAAAGCCAATTGTTTAGCGGTCAACTTGCGTTGTGCTTTTATTGCCCTTACTGGTGGAGCATCAGCAGACTGGGCTAACCGTTCCGCTTCGCTAATCTCGGGGTCTTCAAAATCAGTATCTTGCGAGTGTTCCTCTTCCTGCTCCTCTAGTGCTTGCAGATACTCCGCTTGCGTTGTGTGTCCCATGGTTTCCCCCTATGTTTAAACAGTGATCTGTACAAGTGTACAGCACTGTACGTAATTGCAGTACTGTTCGCATTATAAGTTATCCACAGCCCCTGTGCATAAGTAAGTTATCCACAGCAAATTGTGGATAAAGTTGTAAGTTTCACGTAAGTTTCACGTAAGAAAGGCGATAGAGCGACTTTAGCGCATAGGTCAAGGGGTAGGGTGCTGAGACCCCTTAAAGTGGCTAGGATCCGTTCAAGTTTTGGCAATTAGACGCCTTTGTGACACTTGATGGCACAGTGCTTGCTACGCGCGCATCACGCGATCTATTCAGTGTTGGATCGCCCATCAATTTAATAACCCCTTGGTTTAGTCAACTAAATATTGAGGGGGTTTACACGGAGATATTGTTTTACCTATAATCTTTACCGTGCAATGTCGCACAGTAACGGAGATCCAAGGTATGTACACCGCACAGATAAACCCCTTCGGTAACGTGATCGTCTGCAAGGGCGATACGGTACGCAATAGCTACCGCATTATTTTCACCGGCACCTATGCCGAGTGCCTCAAAGTAAAGGCAGGTGCAGTATGAAGCTTTATAATACCCGCGAGGAATGGCTAAACGCCGCAGTCGCTGAATTCGCCCCTATATTTGCCGCTCAGGCTAAGCCCATCGCTAGCAAAGTGCGCGTGACTTGCGGCTTTCCCTCTACCGCTAAGCGCTCCGGCGCCATTGGTGAATGCTGGGCCGATACCGCCAGCGCTGACCGCGCCATGGAGATCTTGATCTCCCCCACTATTGCAGACCCCCATCGCGTTGCCGATATCTTGGTGCATGAGCTTTGCCACACCATTGCAGGGGCGATGAATCACGGCGTTAACTTCCGGCGCGCAGCCGATGCCATGCACTTGCTTCCCTCTGCGACCAAGGGTTACAAGGCCACTACCGGAGGCGATACCTTCCGCGCCGCCTTCGGGGCAATTATTGAGGGCTTGGGCGATTACCCGCACGCTGAGCTTTCAATGTCCACGCGCAAGACTCAGGCCACGCGAATGCTCAAAGCGATCTGCCCTTCGTGCGGTTACACCGTCCGACTGACCGCCAAGTGGGCCGCTATCGGTCTGCCTACCTGCCCAACCGATGGCGATACCTTTGCACTTGGAGCTTAAATCATGGCTAACGATATCTCTATTGATCTCCGCCTTGTCCCCCTTGCCGTGCTGCACGGCGCTTGGCTGAAGGCGCACCCCGACCGGACTTTTACGACCAAGGCCGCCGCTTGCGACTTTATGGCTAACCAAATTCGCCAAGGCTATTACACACTGGCGGACGTGAAGGCCGCGCAGCCGGTGCCGCCGCCCAGCGCGACCAGTGTTGCCAACGGTATTAGGGACGCGATCGACATTACCCAGCAGGTCGCGCCGGTCGCCGCCGTGGCTAATCGGGCCGAACAGAATGCATTGGACGCGCAGCACCGCCTCTCGCTTGCGCTGGATCGTATCGACATATTGGAACAAAGCGCGCCCGCCGTTGAAGGTGCATTGCAAGCAATCAGCGAAACCATCAAGGGATTGGGCCGCACGGTAGAGGCCGCCGCCAAGATTGACCCTGCAATTGTCGCGGGCCAAGTGACCGCCGCCGTGCGTGATGCGTTTAAACCATTCGCCGAGACGGTCGCCGCCGCTGGTGCGCAAGCCGCCATTGGTGCCATGGTCGCAGTCTCTAAGGTGCAGACGGTGCCGGTATCGCAAGCTTTCGGTGTTGCAGTGATGGACGCCTTGGGCCGTGAGATGATGGTCGATCTTTATGATGATGCCAGTAGTCCCGCGATTGACCCCTCTTTTATTTGGACTGAGGGCATTTTGCGTCACTTGCTATTGTCTCAGTCGACCGGTGAAAACGTATGGTTTGGAGGCGAGAAGGGCACCGGCAAAACGCAAACCGCCCAGCAATTTGCAGCGCGCACCGGTCGCGGGTTTGTACGTGTCAACTTCCACAAATACACGACCAGCGAGGACTACATCGGCGCGATGGGGCTGGAAAACGGTGCTACCGTGTTCAAAGATGGCGATTTTTTGCGCGCCTTCACAACGCCCGCCACAGTAATCTTGCTAGATGAAATCACCAACGCCGACCCCGCAGCGCTTGCGACATTGCACGGCTTTTTAGAGCCCAACCGTGCCGTCTCTTATGGTGGGGCCGTGCGCCGCCGTGCCGCCGGTGTATTGGTGTTCGCTGCAGACAACACCTTGACCAATGGAGACGAATCGGGCCGCTATGCCGGTACGCGCCAGATGAATTCAGCGCTTGCCGACCGCTTTAGCCGTGTGATAGCGTTTAAACACTTGGATATTACCGATGAAGTGGCTGCAGTGGTTAAGCATACCGGCTGCACCGATGATCTCGCCGAGCACGTACTAAAGGCCGTTCACGCTTGCCGGTCTAAGGTCGTTAGTGGTGATGTTATTGACGCGCCAAGCATTCGCCAAGTGATGGCATTTATTCGCGCAGTGCCGGTGCTTGGTGTTGACGAGGCTTGGGCCACTGCAATTGGTAACCGTCAACCCTCCGAAAGTGCCGCCGCTTTGGAAACAATCAAGGCTGCATATCTCAATAATTCTTTTGTCCTATCTTGTTTCTAAGGTGATCACAATGAAACGTTTAAACGGTATACAGTTTCGCGGCGCAGTGGAAAGGGCCGCATACAAAATCGCCGCCGATCTTGGTTTGGTAATCGGGCTAATGTGGAATGCTGGAATGTCCACGGCTGCAATTGACTCGACCGGTGTTATTTATCTTTCAAATGTTGCCGATGATGCAGTAGTTACCGAGGCGCTGGTTTGGAAGTATGCGGGTTTTATCCTGCACGAATTGCTGCACCGCAAGTACACCGATTTTTCGCACCGTGACGGTCGCAAATACGTGGACGCGCTGCACAACGCTATTGAGGACGCTTGGATTGAAAGCCGCGCCATTGCCAACAAACTAACCGGCAATTGTGAAAAGCTTTTGTCGGTGCTGGTTACCGATATGGTTAACAACTCACTGACTCAGGTTAAAGACTGGGCCGACCCTGCACAATATCCTTTTGCGCTTGCAGTGTATTGCCGCGACCATGCCCCCAACACGCCCCTTGCCGATGGACTGGAGCCGATATTCTCGGAGGCCAAGCGCCGGATCGCTGGGTGCTCGACCAGTGCGCATACGCTGGACATTGCCAAGTGGGTATTTGATCAATTGCAACGCTTGCCCAAGCCGCAGGAACGCAAGCCGGAACAAGGCAAAGACCAACGCAAAGACCAAGGCAAAGGCGAAGGTCAAGGCCAAGGCGAAGGTCAAGGCGAGGGTAAGGGCGAAGGTCAAGGCGAAGGCCAAGTCAATGCCCCTGAGAGCCCCGCAAAGGCCACAAAATCAAGCGATAGCACCGAGGGTGAGGGTAAGGGTGCACCTACCGACAAAATGCCAGCAAGGCCGGTCGAGAGTGCAGCGACCAAGGCGCGCCAAGTAGAGCCCACGCTGGACGGTGATAACAACGGTGGCGCGCAGGGTACGTACTCCACAAAATATGACGTATGCAGTGCCGGTCGGCACATAGGATACACCACGCGCGATATAAGCTTTGCCGCCAATGCCCGCCTACGGTATGACGTCAAAAAGCTTTTTGAAAATTCAGCGAATGACGAATGGCAACACAACCGCCGCGCTGGATCGTTGAACGTGCTCGCGCTTCCCAAGGTCGGCAATAGCGACCGACTGTTTAAACGCCGCCTTGAGACTGAGGGTGTCGATAGCGCAGTGGTGATCTTGCTGGACGTGTCCGGATCCATGTTCACCGCCCGCGCGCTGCGCGATCAAAATAACCGCAAGGTGTTGGATGGTAATGGGGGTATCGTGACTTATTGTTTTATGGATCACGCCGTTAAAGCTTGCGCCGCCTTGCTGGATACCCTAAGCCGCGCCGGTGTCAAGGTCGCCATTCACACGTTCGGTAGCGATACCGCAGTGTTTAAGCCCTTTGATATGCCAACGCCCAAGGCCATGCAGCAATTGGCGCGGGTCGGCGCAGGTGGCGGGACGAACGATTACACCGCGCTGCGCTATGCACATGAGGCGCTGCACTATCGCCCCGAGGAACGCAAAGCCGTGTTCGTTATTACTGACGGTATCGGAGACGTTGACTCGACCAAGGCGCAAGTAAAAGCCGGTGAAGCTTTGGGTATCTCAACGGTCGGTATCGGTATCGCGCACGATGTAGCGCACATTTACCAAAAAAGCATACGGATCGACAACGCCGCCGATCTAGCTAATGCTTCGTTTAAACAAATCAAACTTGCAGCATAAGGGGCACGCAATGAAGGAACTTACTAAACAGGCGCAGGAATCCGCCCACGCCAAGCTTGACATCATTATGGGGATTATCGGGCCTGACTCCAATATGGCGCTCGCTATCCTTTCATACGCGCTAATAACCGTGGCGCATGACAATCGGGTGATGTTCGCCTCGGTGATCCAAAATCTTGCGCTGCTGGAAATAATCAAACAACAAGGGGCCGATGATGCGGAATGAGACCAGTAGCTCCGAAGCGATTTTGTGGGCCGTCATTGTGCTTTGCACTGTATTGGGGGTTGTATGTGGTTTACTGTAAACAAAGGCACGACCGTTTGGGCCGAGACTGCGCACGGTAAAACCATCATTGCCCGATGCGACAGTAAAACCATGCCGGTCGCCGACCAACGAAAGAATGCGCGACTTTGCGCCGCTGCGCCCCTTTTGCTGGACTTGCTGGTAGACGCCAAGCTGGAGCCCGATCAACTGCAACGCTTGCAGGATTTATTGGCATTTATCAATGGTTCCAATACTGCGGTCAAGTGATCCGGAATTTATATGCACCGTCAACCGATACCCGAAGCTGATTACTTTGGTGGACAAGAGGCCGCAAGGCATTTATATCGAGTGGGACAATGGCTGGAGGGTAAATAAGACCGGCAAAGACGGTTACCCACGCCACAGGGGGACGTTTCAGCACATCATGAGTGCAGTGTTCAACGCAAGAAAAGGGGGATAAAGGGGGGACTTATTCCCCCTTTTTTTATTTCGCTGTATGTGCGTTTAAATGACTTTCCGGGTTCGCTGTTCCGGGGTTGTCGTTTAAACGTTAAAACGAATCTAGGTTTTCTTCGTAGGTTCCGGAGGTCTTGTTGTATAGCAGGGTTGTTTCCCCTTGGGTTCCGACCCAGCGATGGCGGCACTTCCACACTGCAATCTCTACGTGATCCTGCTTACGATGGACGGTGAGCCCGCAATCGGTCTTAGCCCACCACGCCATTGATCCGCTGATTGACATCCCATCCGGTCGGGGTTGTTCAACGCCGGTACGGTTTACCTTTGCAGGGTGAGCCACAAACCATGTATGCAGGTCGTATGCCTTGGTGAATTTTTGCACCTTGGTGAGCATTTGGGAGATGGCGTCGGTCTCTGTGGTCTCGCGCGGCAGGTCGATGTAGTTGTATGGATCAATTACCAAGCCGCGCACACCCATGCGCTTAACTGCGATCTTTGCGCGCTCCAATATTGAATCAAGGGTAGAGGGTTCCTCTCCCTGCGAATCAATGAAAATAAAATGATCGTTGACCCATTTAAACGCTTCGTCCTTTTCAAGCTGCGTCATGCGCGCTTTGCCGTCAAAGAATCTCTTTTTGGTATAAATCTCCATGAGCCGACTTATGTGGATCTCGGGCTGATTCTCAAAGCTGCACACTGCGAAAGACCATTCATTGTCCCGCGCAAGGTTCACCATTATTTGATCTACAAAATTACTTTTTCCGGATGATGGATATCCGGTCACCACGGTAAGCTGCGCCGGTACCACTGTGTAAACGCCATCAACCGACGGGTATCCCGTGCTGAGCCCCTTGCCCGTGCCACGGTCGTAGAGGCTGTTTAAACGCTCCTCGTAGGTCGTCGCCTCGCTGAGCCCCGAGACTGGATAGGGTTGTGCAGCAACAAGAACTGATTTGACTGAACTTGGTTCTGCCAAAAACAATTCGTTTAGATCCTTTGTTGGGAACTTAGCAAGGCGGCACTTGTCCTTCCCGATTCTGCGAGCCAGCTCTTCAGCGAGAGCTTGTCCCGCTACGTCTTGGTCGGTTGCAAGAGTCACGTAAGGTGCAGCAACAAGAAATTCTTCAGCGTTCCATAGATAGCTAAAACGCTTATCCTCTTCCGGCTTAATCTTGCCATCAGCTACCTTGATCGGTGCGCCACTTGGAACTGATACCACGTTGGGAATGCCAAGCTCCATCAGAGTTAGGCAGTCAATCTCGCCTTCAACAATGATTATTGGCTTTCCCTTCTCAAGCAAGTCGAGCCCAAAGAAATCATGGGCACCACCTGAATCTTGTGTAAACGCTTTATCCGGAAAGCTTCTGTATTTCACAGCGACCAGCTTACCGTCGCGGTGGTATGGGAATCCTATGGCATCGGACTGGCGGTCAAGCTTGGAAAAGAACTTGTTGGCTGCAAACAATCCCATCTTGTCAGCGGTGGCCTGAGATATACCACGGCTTGAGAGGTAGTCATAGTGGTATGACTGTAGATCTGTCTTTTGTACTTGGATTGCTTGTGCCACTTGGCGCTCCTGTTTAATTAATTTGAACTTGCTTTTTGGTTGCACTGAGCCATGCGCGGCGCAGTGATGGCAGTGGTAAACAATTGCACCGTCCTCGGTCATGCTTACCTTCATGTCTTTTGCGTTGGCTTTTTTGCGCTCGCTGGAACAATAAGGGCAAGCCATCCTGCCGCCCTTTGGGACTGCATCAATCATTTCATTGAGCCGTCCGAGTTACGTTTAAATGAACGGTTCTTTGACGGGGGTTCCAAACGCACGCCGGTCTTGTTTGATCCGCCCTTGCTTAATGCTTTTACATGGGCAACGTCCTTGCCTTTG